CACAAAGCTCCAACGAATTAGCCTTAACTTCAGCCGTAGCCGTTACCTGCGCACCTACATAAGTAATCTTGATTGCGTTTTTATTCCAAGCCTGGTACTGAGCCTTTTTCTCTGTTCGATAATGGTACACCTGCTCATTTACGAGTTGCTCATTTTTCACAATATTTCACCTCATAGAAAAAGAGAGGGATACAACATTATGTATCCCCCTCCTATTGTTTGGTTTAACCACTCAATTGCGTGCCCTAACCACTCAATCGTGATTATGCATCTGCATCCGTTGCGTTAAGTTTTGTCCGGGCACTTGCAAAAATGGTTTGAAAACCAATGGTATTGGACATGACTATGGAAGTCCATTGGCCATTGATAATTTTATCCGTTTCCGTCAGATCGGTTCCGACCTCACGATACCCGATCATGGCATATCGTTTATCAATGCCAATCAATGTCGTAGCCACGATAGTGCCGTTATGGGTGACATAACGGATATTTGCCGCCAACGGATTGTTAATAATTACTGGTGCTCCGCCAAGACCACTCTTATCAATCAGGTTATTGAGCCAAAGAGGAATGGTGGTTGGAGCTGCTATCAAAGCCGCATCGAGAATATCTCCCGAATTGCCGATAATCGTAGTACACTGACCAGGATAGAACGTTGCCAGCCACATCAGGTATCCCTTAAGGGTCATAGTCGCAAAGGTAGCCGGAGTCCCACCTTGATAGGTAGAAAGGTGAGTATGACCAATGGTAGTACCAAGGGAACCGGAACCGTCACCAACCATTAATGCAGTGACAGCCATCTCAACTTCATCGAGGCGGGTCTGTAACACGATTCGGCCAATAAGGGTCTGAACGAGAGGAAGGCTGGCCCTTCTCATAAACTCGTAGGAAGCCTTGATCTGAACACCAAATTTCTTCAGTGTAGTAGCTTTCTCTGCCCATGTAATAACTGTGGTCGGAAACTCATCCATTTCTCCGACTCTCCCCATTGTTCTCTGAGCCTGTGTGTCCGTGATATAGATGGAACGAAGCACTGCACTGTCGCTGATCGTTTCCATTCTTGCAACGAGTTCACCGAGAATATCGGTCTCATCCATCAGGGCCACTCTCGCCATTCGATTCAAGACTTCGGGAAAGAGAATGGTCGTTGGGGCCTGATTGCTCTGAAAAAAGTAATCTACTTTCGTAGCTGGAATACCGGCCTTGGGATCGTCGGCAAGCCTGATCCCATATCGCTGCAACTGCTTTTCGAAAGCATCGAGCTTATCCCCTGGGCCAGAATTGGTCATGCTGTCCAAGTACTGCGAAAAAGTCATGCCCTTATCAATGGCATGTTCGTACATTCTTCGATCTAAAGTTATATCTTTTGGATCATATTTGGTGATCTCAACATCACTCATGGAAATGCCTCCTTAAATTTTAGTTAATAAAAAAGCCATCCCGAATAGCCAGGGATGGCCTGAAAGTTGTGGTCAATCATCATCGCTATGGTTTAAACTTTGGTGTCCACTAAAGTCATCTTACCCCAGTATAAATGTGATCAGATGGTTCACTGTATCGACAGTAATAACCCTGTAAAGCGGTACGTCCACAGCTTCCGTGGCAGGCTTCACGGTATTGAATGGGGTCTTCCCAACCTGAAGGGCTTGCCAACCACTTCCGTCTGTCACCGTAGGGGCGTGATCTGTATCGTATCCATGGATAGCCACACCATCAACCTGAACCGATGCCAAACCGTCATCTGCATCAATTATCCGAACTATACCATAGAAATTGGTATCTTCGGTAGTGCACAGAACTACTGTGCCACTGGCAGAAATCTTGACCAACTTGTTTTCATCAGTACCCTTCACTAAAGCACTCGCAAAGGGGACTAATCCCCCAACCTTGAGTCCAGTATAATTAATCGATCGTGCCATAACTTTATTCCTCCTTAATTCTTTTTGAATTTATGCAATGAGGGATTGTCATTAGAACCCTCATTGAGTCGTTCCTTGATAACCATAGTTTTTGTCTCGGTCTGTTTTCCAACCGGAATAGACTGAGCCAACTGTTTTTCAAGCCCATCAATCTTGAGTTTTAAGTCCTCGACCGAAAGAACATCTATCTCCTTGTTGAAAATTTCTGGATTGTGATTCATGCCGTTAATCTGAATAGACAGTTTTGAACATTGTTCTTTCAAATCCCTGACATAAGAATCGGCAATGGCTTTATTCTCATCCAACTCTACTTTCAAATCCTCAATTTCCTGAATAGCCACTTCCAATTTCTGTTTAAGATCCTGCTTTTCCATTTCCGATAAAGACAGACTCCTTGCCGTCGATTTGTGGTCGAGCTTTTCGACCATTAATTCCGCCCCCTTAGCCCCCAATTCTGCCACTGCCTCGTTCAATAGCGGTTCCAATATGTCAAGTTTCATCTGAAGGCCGGATAGGGATGTTTCCAAAACCAATTTTTCCCCTTCAAGCTTATTCAACTTTTCAAGGATTGATTTTACTTCTTCGGAACTCATATCTGTTTCACCAACTTTCTCAATCGAGCCGTCAAACTGAAAGTTAAAACGAAGAACATCGGTTTCTTTAAAATCTTTAAGATTGGTAGATGCAAAGACACCACCATGCCCATCCACGACCCTCCCCTCTTTAACTTCAAGATTGGAGTTCTCTGGAAGGCCGAATTCTCCCTTCACCCTCTTGCCAGGCATAGCACCAGCATAAACACCAGAGAGTTCAATAAGATTTCTCTTCTTAATCGACCCCTGGTGAACCGTATAGGTGCAAAGTTTATTAATGGGGGTTTCACCTTCGGGTGCCACGTTGTACCAACGGCCAGGCATATGTGGGCAATTCATGCTTCGCATGTCATTACCACAAATGCTACAGATAAAAGAACCAGCCTGGAAGCCTACGCTTACGGCTTCGGTATGTCCAGATTCGTAGGCTTTGACATAATCATCTGTGCTGATGTCAGAAGTTTTGAGATCCTTCACCATATAAACAGAGGGACGAAAAGAAGTAAGTTTAGCCTCACCATCAACAACCTGAACGAGTTCGGATTGAAAGAGGGTGCCGGAAGGAATCTTGTTCGTATCGTGCCCGAAGAGAAAACCGATAAGTTCCGCTTCCTGACTGATATGCCTTGCCATTACATCCTGGTGGAAAGCCTCGATCATGTCCGCACCGAGATAAGAAAAGAAAGCCGTCAAAGTATGATCGTCCGCTGCATCAACCGAAAATGAGTACAAATCTTCGGCCAGAAGCTCCTTCTTCGCAAAATGTTTATTTATTAATTCCAATTCCCCGGGAGAGGGTTGTCCAACAGCATTTTTAGGCATATTTCAAACCTCCAAGCAATATTGCGTTTTCTTCCTGTAGCAAGGCCTCAATAAAGACTTCTTTATCTTCTGGTAAGGGCTGGACTGGTTTCTCTTCCTTCTGAAACTTGTGTTTATAGCCTTCACTAATCATCTGGTGCAACCTCCCCGCATCCCTTCTTTGGTTCAAACCCTTATGGGAAATTTTTGCAAACATTAATCACCCGTTGAGCGACGATCTTTATTGGTTTCCTTCCGCTTCTTTTCCTTTTTTCCCTCTTGTGATACATCACGTTGAGGATTGTTCTTACCAGAAGGGGAAAAATCTGGATCTCTTTTAGCATCAGAAGGGGGATCGCCCTTGAGCTTCAACATCCGTCTGACCCTTCGATTCCGTTCATCCTCAGAGATAGCCCCCATCTTTTCCTCTTCCCAGAGTATCAAACTATAAGCAGCAAAATACTGACTGGACTCGTAAATGGGCCGGAGCGAAGGTTCGTACCATTCCCAATCCGCATAAGCCTGAATTCCGGCTTCAACCTGTAGAGCCAGGGTAAACATGCGTTCCAGTAGTCTTTCGACTATGGATTGGAACCCTACAATCAATTGGATGAAAAGGAGGGCTTCTATCGACGTATAACCCTCTGTACCGCCACCAAATCGCTTGCCAAGGATAGTTGCATAACTTTTCATGGCAGAGGCTATATCAGACATTAAAACGTCTACAATGGCCTGTAGATTGACTCCAGACTGTATGTTCTTGCCACCCAGGGTACCAAGGGTAAGCGTATCGAGATGGATGGGGTTATCGTCAGCCCCAAGATTCCCCATGGAGGTTTTGGCCTCGTCAAATACCTTATTGACTAATTCATCAATCCCCTTTGACGTGGTGATACCCTTTACTTTGGCCGCCGCTAATATCTGTTCCTGACTTATAGAAACGTCGATTCGGTCAAACCCCAAATTCCTGAGTGCCCGAGCGAAATCCTGTAAAAGCCGTAATTTGCTCATCACGGCCTGAATAGCAGGCAAAACTTGATTTGTACCGTAAGGGTCGCCAGCGATCGGGTCCACGGGAATGTAAAAGAAGTTCCTATAGTTTAGGGAGGTCTCACTAAACCCAGAACCCTGAACCGGATAACTGGTCTTTCCATCCCACTTAAAGTCAATGGTCATGGGGTCAACTGGATAAAGACCCATCACCCTGTAGTTTTCGTCAAACGCCATCTCTGCCGATACAGCACCATCCAGTAGAACAGAACTTGCACATTGAAGGTAGAAGTTCGATAGGGATTGGTCGAAACTGAACCCCTGCCGATTGGGATTGTTCAAACGGTCAATCAATCCATCCAGATAAGCCTGGCCCTGATCGTGAATCTTCCCGTTTGGCTTCCGTGCGGTGAGAAAGTAACCGCTATCGAATACTCTCAAATAATTACTGAAGGCATGGCTAACAGTGGGTTCTATATAAACCAGGAGACGAATCAAATCGGTAGAGTCCAGTTTAGATAACTGGGTCAGATCGTATTTATGGTATTCTTTAAACTGACGTGGAACATAGGTGAAGATGTTCGAAGAGGTTATTGTAGAGGTCAGGGCATCAACGGTTCTGCGACCAACAGCTATGGACTTGGAGCCGATACTTAGATTAGTTGTCGGTTTCCGTTTGAGAAAGTCAAGAAATGCCAATCGGTTCCCTTTGTGGCTTAACGATCCGTCGGGTTTCCTCTAAGAACCATTCCCTCCTTATCGCTTGCCGGAAGGTATAGCCCTCGCAGAAGAAACAGTTCGACCATGTCTCCCCAAGAGTTTTTCTCAGGTTTGCGTCACATCTTGGACACCTTTCGTTAATAAACATGATAGGTTCGGCTCACTTTCGTTTCACCGACCCAATAAGATAGGAAAATACTACTTCACACTTATAGGTCGATGGCTTCACGCTTCCTACGAAGATTCTCGATGTGTTTCCGCATCGTAACAGCTGACAAATTCAACTGTTCACGGATTTGTTTCCGAGATTTTCCGTCCAGTAGGGCGTGAAGAATTTTTTTCTCAATTCGTGTAAAATGGATTGCTCCGGCAACATGGTAGTCGGGAGCATCCTGATCCACATAACGTTCGGCTTTGCAACAAAGTTTTAAACAGGAATTACGGTCTGGACAGTCTTGGCAGAGCATAGAACGACTCCAATCTTTCCGAGCCGTCTGTTATCAGGTGGGCTAACGGGTAGGTTCAGGATTTACTGGTGTTCACTAAAAATGAACGCTATCCCTTATGGGGTAAGCGTAGATTCATCTCACAATGGCTATATACCCTACCAAAAGTATTATGGTTACAATGTCATAGGCAACAAAATATACTGCCCTTCCGATGCACCATTCTTTCTGTACCGCATTTGCGGGGGTATATCTATTCATCTTCCTCAACGGTAACTTGAATAAATTGTAATACAGGGTAAACATAGATTTTCCTCCTTTCTGGAGTGGTGTTAAAAATATGGGTGAAGAGAACGGGTAGGGCCTCCAACCCCACTATCCTCCCTGTAGGGGTGTGCATGATAGGTTTACACCAACCGTTCTCTTTTGCCTCATGTTCATAATAACAGATTGTTCACTAAAAATGAACGGTTCAGGATTTAGTGAACAGAATCGCCTCTGGTGGAGATAGATTCGCTATCCCCAAATTGCTTTTGTCTTCTCGATCTTTTTTTTGCACCAGTTAAATTCATAAACACGGTGATCTATCAAAATGCCCCCTGGCGACATTTGTCTTATCCGAAGTTGCGGAAATCCACTTGTCATCGCCTGACCAGTTTGAGTATTGTACTTCACTTCTCGGTATACAAAGTAAATTTCCCAATTTAATTTTTGCCCAGTATTGGGATGGTAACGGGGAAGTTGAGATCGGATTCTATTGCTAAATCTTCTCCACTTCAACCATCTTCTAAAACAATTCATCTCACCGGCCTCATCATTTCTACGGTTTCATGCAGTAACTTCTGCTGTAACAATCCAACCCGTAAATACTCGTTCCACTTGTCAAGAACAGAATACCAACAGGTAGGTTCGAAGGGTTTAAGAAACTTCTCTTCCAGTCTGAACTTCTCGTTATTGTAAGTAATTTCATAAAAAGCCCGCCCTTGTTCATGCCAGATTTTAGTTACAGGGCCAGCAATGGGATAACTCAAAAAACCCATTACACGGGTTCCGAGAGAGAACTTAGAATATAGTTTAATGTTTGGGTTCATTAGTTCACAATATTCCCTGGCTTATAAGCGTCACAAAGTACAGTTCTGTCCTTCCCACCCAAGTAGTCGCAAATCAGACCGATTGCTTCTGATGCTTTTAGAATGTCTACCAGTCTCGCCTTATTTTTGAGGTTATGCAGTCCGCCAGAAACAGGTACGTCAATTTCCAAGCAGGCAAATCCCAGGTCTTTATACAACCACGCCTCGGACTCCTTGCCCCTTTCAAGAATCTTATAATGACCGTTTAGAGATTTCAGAGCCTTCTTGATATGCTTTAACTGAATGCCAAAGTAATTCTCAACGGTAAAGTACAGCTTATCCCAATTTTTGCCTCTTTCGGTAACATCGACCACCACAATAAATGTGTCGTCTGCACTGTGTTCACCGGCAACATTACGGGCACCACCCATCGTACTCTCTTCCTGGTTAGTATATTCGATAAACATTCCTTCCTTGCCTATTAGCTGAGCTGTAGCAAGAATACCGGCAAGATTATCGCACGTACCGTAAAGCGTACCGTTCTTTACGGTCGAGAAGGGATCGGTGAAAATTGTGTCCATATGGCATGAGCAAATTACATTCATTTCTCTTTTCTCTCCACCAGTACCCTTAAATCAATCTTCACCT